CGTGGAAGAATATCTCTAATATCAATCGAATACCTTGTAAATGGATTAAATGAATCAGCATCAAAGATTTTTTCACATAATAAAATATCTCCTTGTGTGAGAGAAAACTTAAAAGTATTGTTGTATTCTTTTTCGTTCATTTTAATAAATTTTTAATTGTTAATATTAAACACAAATATATAAAGAAAGAATTAAAAGTAAAAGACTTTTTTATAAATTAGTTTTATTATTTCTATAATATTCAGTAAGTAATTGTTTTTCATTCATTATTACGGTATAAAATGGTTCTACATAATTTGGGAATGTACTACCGTATATAGATAAAAAATCATCTTCAATCATCATATTGTATAAGTTCTTACTACCTCTACCCTCTGGTGATAATGGTACTTCTAATTGTAATAACTCTTCTCTTGCTTGTTCGTTAAGCATTGGTTGTCTTAAATTAACCAATTGATGATTTGTTTTTAATCTTTCAACACCATTTAATAAATTCTGTAATGATTTTAATGGTTTCTTTTTATCAATTATTCTATTCTGATTTATTTCATCAGCCTTTTTACATATTTCACGAACACTCAAATGTTTAAATTTTAGTTCTGGAAAATGTTCTAATAGTGTTTTTTCACCTAGACCATGTATACCTTGAATATTATCAGCATCATCACCACAAATTATTTTAAGCACTAACGCATTACTATAATGATGATTAAAATGCATTATGTAGTTTGATTTTGTTACTGGTTGACTTATATTTGGAAATATTATTGTAATATTCAAATCTAATAGTTGTGCAAAATCACGGTCATTTGAATATAAAAAAATTTCTTCCTTATTGTTATAACGTAAACAATATTCTGCAATCAAATCATCGGCTTCAATATCGTCTACCTCAATTTGTCTTAAAAAAAGTTCTTCAGCATATGCTTGAATTCTTTTGCGCTGCTTTAGTATTGATTCCTCTTTCAATTTTTCTCTGTGAATCTCAGCAGCAGTCATTTCAATTCGCTGATGCCATTTTTTTGAAACACGATTGGCTTTATAGTCATGGTCAATTCTATATCTTTGAATTCCACCGCCTTCACCATCAAAAAACAATACGACTTTATTTATTTTATGTTCTTTAATTAATTTACGTATTGTTGTAAAAAATTGATATAATCCACCAATGTTCCCAAATTTAGATGTTTGAATATCTCGTGCACCATAAAATGAACGTTTTAATAAATAATCTGAATCAACAACTAATGTTCTTATTTTCATAATCCAACTATTGAGTAAATTTCTTCACGCCATCCATATCTTCGAGCAGCATCATATGCACCCTTAGTATTTTTACAAAATTCGGTTCTTGTTTTACATTCTTTTGCAATTTCAATACATTTTTCTTTAGTCCAAATATTTACACTACCAATACTGCCTGTTTTCGACTTATTTAAAATTATCCACCCCTCGTTTAAATATTTTTTAACATAAAAATCTTCTAAACATACTGCATCATTTACATCAATATAATCAGTTATTTGCTTTAATTTCGGATAATTTCCTGTTTTATTTATATGCTCAGTAACAGAATCTGTTTTACATTTATTTCTATCATATATTCTTTTTTCAATATTATATGTTATTCCAACATATGCATGATTATCTGAAAATTCATAAACATAAACACATTTTAAATACCGATGACCTATTCTATTCATATGTTGACATAATTCATCAATCCATTTATTTTTAATACAAGAACTATATGCACCACTAGATTTGAACCTAAATTCCCTTTTTGTTTTATATTTAAGTGCTTCAATTTTACAATTTTCTTTATCTTGCCAATAACCACTGGGTTTTATACTACATTTAATGTGTTTAGTTATTTCAACCAACCAATTATTGGACTTTGCTGAATTATATGCACTACCAGAATATTTTTTAAAATCTGAAATTCTGGTATATTTTAATGCTTCATTTTGACAATTCAACTTAGTCCAATAATCTCTAGGTTTTCTCATGATAACTATTCATCATTTTCTTCACCAATACTCTTCCTCTCAATCAACTCATCTTCAAATGAAACATTTCCATCAGCATCCATTGGTTTTGATTTAAAATCTAAATCTTCAGCAGTTAATGTATCGTCATCAAAACGATTACGGAAATATAGAATATTCTTTTTCTTATATTCATCAATACTGGCTTTATCACCATATACAAATCCATGTGGTGTTGACATTATTTTACCTTCCAATGAAATTCCACCCCATTCACCGTCAACATGATTTTTAGCAATATTAACTTTATTACTAAATCCGAAATTCAAATCTCGCCCTTTACTTGTTGCGGTTTCTCTTGATGTTCCATGTGTAAGTATTCCACCAAAATGATAAATAAGTCTTGCTCCAAAAAACCAAGTCTCACCACCCTTATGCTTAATAACTTTATTCATCGAATCATACCAAATTTTTTGAACAGCAGCAACTGTTGTGGTATATTCACAATCAATTTTACGAGTATTTGGGATTGTATTATTTAATAGTGACATAAATGCTTTTTCATAAGCACCAGCATTCCACATATTATTATCACTATCGTTCTTCTCCAATGCATTAATTGTTTTTATACAATTAAGTGTACCAATGGAATCAATTGCAATAAATACGTCTCGTGGTAATTGACCACTTTTCTGCATATCGAGAAAATCATAAACGGCTTTTGCCATATCTTCAATGCTTGCTTCTTTTCTATCTTTATCTTGTTTAATACCATAATTCTCAAGAAGATATTTATTATTTACAAGAAGATATTCACCACCCCAATCAAATCCCATCAATGTTAATCGTTTGTTGCCGACATCTATATTATTCTCAGTATCAATAATAATTGGAAAATCACCCATCTTTTGTGCATTTACAATTGCACGCATTAATGCTGTTGATTTACCAGTATTACTATAACCTCGAAACAAAGTTACATAACCCTTTGGTACTCCCGGCATACCAGTTGCTTCTCTTAAACCATCATCAATAGGAATCCATTGAAGTGGTTTAGATGGAATATCTTGTGCACCAATTTTTTTCTTAAAATTATCAAGTGAAAACGATTTCTTTGGTGTTGGTTTTCTTTTATTTGCTTGAATTTCGTCACTATCTAAATCCAATAGTTCTTTCTTTGCCATAAATTTAAATTTTTATTGTTAAAAAAGGGGGGTGAACCCCCCCAATATTTTAATTTACATTCCTTATTTAAAAAGGAAGGTCGTCATAATCAGAACCACTTTGTGGACTTTCATCAACAACTTGATTTGGTTCATCATTTGTTTCTGTTTCGGCAAGAGTTTCTTTACCCATATCCGATGCATCGTCATTAAAAGTACCCACCTTTGATTCGGTTATATTACTAATTGTAACACGAGGATATTCTTCTTCATCAAGGTCTGATGCGTATTCAAAATTGTCATCATCATCAGCATCAAGATTACGGTTACGAGTATTTGCTGCTTCTTCCAAATCTGGACGATTAGGAAATACCCAATGTTTATTGTTAGCATCAGTATCATCCCAATATGGACTTGTGCCACTTGCAACCATTTCAAGGAATTCAAAAGGTGTTGTATTTGGTGCTTTCTTAGGCATGAAAACATCCCTCCAAGTAGTATCATCATCAAGCCATTGTCCCATAACAATAGGGTCTTGACTTAATGGAGATTTACCTTTTGCAGTAATTGCAGAAATTGCTTTATAAACACGACCATTAAACTCACTATCGGTCATGATTATATTCAAATCAGTACCTGTTTGTGGGTCTGAAAAATCTGCTTGCTGTGTTGACATATAATCTTCCAAGATTGGAAGTAATTTGTCTAGCGTACCTTGATTTTTGTAATTGTGCTTAAATCTCCAAAATTTAACACCATCTTTTTCAGCACCCTTATCAATACCACGAACAATATAGAATTTCTTGGCTTCCCATTTAATGGCTTCCTTGTAAATTTCATCATTCTTGGCTTTGATTTTTTTCTGTGCATCGTTCATGGTTTCCTTCTTAATACCTTTCAAAGAAGGGTCTTGTTTTGCAAGTTCCCTTTTATGTTTAGCACAAAGAGGACATGGTGCTGGAACAAGTATTGGATTACCATTTTGGTCTAATACTGGTTTTCCATCTGCTGTCATTTTTGGAACTCTTGGGTCGTTGTGCGCAGGACTATAAATAATTGTACCATGTTTT